TCTAGGCGTAAACGTTGTGGTTTATTCATTTGGTATCTATCGTACAGTGTTTAGGATCTGATCCCTTTTTAATATTTTTAAGCACATCATTGAATCCATCTGAAACCTGGCTAATGCCGCTTTTATGACCACCTACTATTTTAGATGGAGTAATCACTAAAGAAAGATTAGGATTCTCTTCAAGGTATGGATCTTTCTCAGCCATACGCATATGCTTTTCGAATACTTCACCAGTATCGTTATTTTTAAATGTGTAAATCATGGTAGTTGATATAGTCCTTTTTGTTCAGTTTCTAAAAACCAAGTTGGTGTTTGACGGGTTGTCCATACTGCAAAGTCTTTCTTTTCATTCTTGTAGTAATTACGATAAGCTATAACTGGATCTTTATGTTTACAATAGTCTGGCATACACTGTGGAAATTCAGTAAGACCAACATCATCGATATTACTTGGTGAAGCTTTAAGTAACGTTCTTAACTTACGATCAGTCTCATGGATTTTACCATAGCGATAAGTATACTCATCACATAATGCAACGAATAATTTATAATGCCAATTGTAGTTTTGTTTTGATTGCCTTGTCCATATAGTAGACGGATGATTTACGTGTACACCTTTATAGAATAAATCATTATTCTCTTCTAAGCGCCAACGTTTGATACGACGGCCATTCTTTGTCCTATCTTGATATTCAGTACCATCGAGAACACGATGTGTTGTTGATAACATTTGAGCAGCTTCGATAATCATCTTTACGACATGTTTATCGCAATGCTGTTCGGCGGATTTTATTGGTGATTTGTTTAAAAAAAATATATTCATAATGTATATTATACCACAGTTCTAATGAAAAGTAAACCCCTTTATGACATTATTTATCATAAAGGGACTACTCTAGATTTTACCACCTCCTTACTTATGATGCATACCTTAATTGTTCAATATACTCATCCAGATAATCGATCTTCTTTTGCATCTTAAATGCTTTATCTGACTTTCCCTTTTTCAACAGCCGTTCTCGATAGTATGTTGCTTTGTTCCTATCTTTCTTCAACCGCTCGATCTCTTGTAACCTCATATACGATTTCTCCATATAGATTAATTTGATCATGATATAGGTATTTAAGCTAGGATCCTCCTTTTTACAGTTGGTTAATAGATCACTTTTGAATAAGAGTTGGGAATGCTTCGGAGACTAATTTTAAGGTTACCCCTTTATATTTTCCAGTCAACTTCTTATCTTTCATTAATATTAATAGTTCTGCTTCTTCTGGAGTTACTTTCTCCAAAACTTTGATGAACTTAAGTTCCCTAACACTTGCTTGTAAAGCATCACCTTCATATCCTTTTGCAAAGAATCGATACTCACTAGACACAGAACCAAAGCCTAGCTTAGATTCTTTATTAGGAGTATAAGGAGGTGAACCCTTAGGTAAATTAAATTCGAGAGATTTGTCAAACGCACCTTTAAGAAAGGTCTTAAGTTGACGTGATTCGTTCGCTATTAAAAATTCTTTTTTCTTTACAGCCGTTTTAATCTTAGCTATTTTCTCAAAGAATTCATGTAGTTGTACTTCGTTATCCATTGTTATAAAACTCCTCGACACATTCAATCAGTAAACTGCATCGCTTTTTAATTAAATAATTCAACACTTTCATTTGCATTGGCTTTTTAGTGTTATCAAAAGTATTTATAATCTTTTCATACACTGGTTTAGGTATTTCACTTAAATCGATCAGAGTCTTATTACGTTGATAATTACGATATAACTCTTCACTTAATACCTCTTTTAAGTTCTCTGCATTATCCAACCACTCTTCAAGTTGCTTAGCACTCACTGGAGTCTGTCTTACAGAATCAACGAATACATTATCTCCTGACTTGACGTTAGGAATACCATCACCTTTATCACCTTTCATGATATGATTAAAACGATAGATATGCGGATTCTTATCAGTTACTTCTTTCTTTTGCATAGGACTAAATTGTGATACATCATTAAAGCGATGTAGTTGAATAAAGTCTTTATCGGATGAGATGATTTTAATTGGTTCACCTTTACCGAATTCTTGAGCTTCTAAAGTAAGAGCACCAATGACATCATCAGCTTCACAGCCTTCTAGATGAATAACCTTATAAGGTAGATTCTCTTTAATCTCATCTCGTACTAGATTTAGAATACGAAAGATTTCAGGCCAATCGGTATCAGACTGTTCATCTCTACTTTTTTTACGGCTAGCTTTATATTGAGGAAAGTATTCCTTTCTCCATGTATTCATACCATCACAGCATATAACCATTTGACCATACTTTTGACGATACTTCTTATTGTACATACGAATACTGTTAAGTATCATATGTCGTATCATCTGTTCATCATTTAGTTTTTGCACTATAATGTTCGATAGCGCAATTTGATTATAATCAATCAATATCATTTTCGTCACTCTTTTCAGTTAATAATTCTTTTAGTTCTTTACCTAGCTCTTCCAACTCAGCATCAAATTCAGCATCATCAAAGTCACCCATGAGTTCGTCTAATTTAGTGTTAGCATTATCTAGATCTTCTTGGAATGGATGTTCCATACCCTTATAACGATAGAATGTTCCAGCAAGCATATTAACAACTGCTGACATGTCTTTCATTTCATATTTATCTGGGTTAGTAAAATCCATGTCTTCAAAGCCATCGATAAATTCATTACCGCGTATAGCTTGATCCATGAGTTGAAAACAATATTGTGCTAGTTCAACACATTCTTCTTTTTGAATTTCGATACGATCGTCTTCTTGGATGACATGATCGATCTTTTCATCGATGACTTGCTTTAATCGTTCTGAGGTGGGGAATTGTATTACATTGGACATAGTATTAACCTTTACTAATCATAATTTAATATATATTATAACATACTTTTGGACAAATGTAAACTACTTTTTTAAGTTTTTTACTGATGGTGCACCAATCTTACATCCTATGAAGCCATTATAGTAGTCATCAGTCAGAAGGACATCCCTGTCAAACTGCTCCTTGGCTTCCATGTATGCACATTCTCCTTTGGTTTTACACAAGTGAATGATCTCTCTTTTAAAATGACTAGAGCCATCTTGATTGATATCTTCATTAAGTGAATTAGATGAACCGAAATAAGTCTTCCAATCCGATTCAACTAAGGTCTTCTTCCTTCTCTTTCTGGTCTTAGTAATCCCTAAGGTTTTCTTAAACCAAAAGAACTTCTTACCAACATACATCTTACCAGTTTGCTCATTCGTTATAAGATACACAAACCCGTAATAGTCGTCAGAACTAAAGTCTTGAGGAGGAACATATTCTTTATCATTATATAACCACATGTATTATATATAAAAGAACCGGCGCGTACATTATGTATTGCAGAGGCGCCGGCCGTGTTAACTAGTCATCAAAGTCAAGCTCTTCAATATGGTCTTCGATTGGTTCACCACATATAGGACAAAACTTAGGATCATCTTCTTCACATGATACTCGTGATTTATTATAGCACATCGGACAATCTATTTGTTTTACACTCATAATGATTGCCCAGAATTTGTTAACATTTTCAAGTCATCTAATGTACGAGATACTCCGCCAATAGTAATCTGTGGAAATGTCTTTGCATCTGGAAATATTGCGAATAATTCTTCTCGAGTAAAATCTACATCTAATTTCTTATATGTACACTTAATCTCGATAGGTGTAGCACTATCTAGATTTTCCATTAGATTCTTTGCAGTGACACACTGCGGGCATGATTCTTTTCCGTATACTATTACTTCAATCATTATATCTCCTATAAGCTCAGTGCGGCTAGTGTACTACCAGTAACATCTTTCTTAACTCCACCCGTAACATAAGATGTGATCTCTGTTTCTTGTGGTGCTACCTGTACATTGCCGCCGCCAATCCACTTTTCAGTCCATGGCAGAGGGTTTGTTTTTGATACATGATACGGTGAATGAATACCCAAAGCTCTCATTCTCTTTGTGCTGATCCATTCAACATAATCACATAATAATTTTTCATTAAGACCAATCATTGATCCATCTTTAAATAGATAATTAGCCCATTGCTTTTCTTGTTCTACTACACCTACGAATAACTTTTCTACTTCATCAGCCAATTCAGCTTGAATCTTTGTATAATCGGGGTCTTCTTTTAATAGGCTCTTAATCATTACTGTACTGCCAGCAAGATGAACGTTCTCATCTCTTGCAATAAACTTGATAATCTTTGCGTTACCTTCCATCTTCTTTAATTCTGCAAATGCCCATGAGCATGCAAACGATACATAGAACCTTATGCCTTCTAAAGCGTTAGCACACATAAGAGCTAACCAGATCTTTTTCTTATGTTCATATAAATCTACTGGATGCCTGTAGTCAGGATCGTTATGAACATTTGCTTCAGTTAGATCATCATAGTATTTACTTATATCTGCTGCACAGTCCATAATCTCAGAGTTATCCATAATACCATCAAATACAATTGAAGGATCCGGATATATGTTACGAATGATATGTGTATATGAACGACTATGAATTGTTTCAAAGAATGCCCATGTAGTAATCCAGTTCTCTACTTCAGGGAGTGAACATATAGGCAAGAATGCATCTAATGGTTCTCTACCTTGAACTGAATCTAATAGAATTTGTCTCTTTAAGTTGCTTGTAAAGATATGTTGTTCATGCTCATCCAATGAATCGAAGTCTTTCTTATCCTTTGATACATCTACTTCTTCAGGTCTCCAAAAGAAACCTAATTGCTTATCAGTAATCTTATCGATGTTCGGATATTTTACGGTATCATACCGTGCGATATCTACTGATTCGTCTAAGAACATCATTTTATCTAAATGTGACTTGGTGCCTTTTTTCATATTTTACAGCTCTCGCAATCTTCTTCTGAATTATCTCCAGCACCATCATGGGTGTTGAAATAATATAATTGTTTTAGTCCATACTTGTAAGCAGTCACAAGATCAGTTACCATCTCTGACATAGGTACTTTATTATCTTCAAAGAACTGAGGATTATAAGAGGTATTCACACTAATCCCTTGATCAATATACTTCTGTAGAATTGCACAGATTTTTAAATAACCATCAGGTGATTCTTGATCCCATAACAAATCGTACTTGTTCTTTAAGTGATGAATGCCAGGAACAACCTGAGCCATTACTCCATCTTTTGACTGCTTGTATGATACTAATGCTCTTGGTGGTTCAATACCATTAGTACTATTACTTATTTGTGCTGATGTTTCAGCTGGCATAAGAGCCATAAGTGTTGAGTTACGTATACCACTATCTTGAAGCTGTTCACGCAAACTCTGCCATGGCATTCTTTCGTTAGGCTTAACTAAATTATCTACTGCTTCCTTATATGTATCAATTGGAAGAATTCCACTACCATATTTAGTCTCATAATTTTTATTGATTTTACCTTTCTCAGAAGCTAAGTCAGCAGATGCTTTAATAAGATAATACGACCATGCTTCGGCATATTCATCAACTGTATCAAATGCACTATCATCATACTTTAATCCACGCTTAGCAAGGAAGTATGCAAGGTTAATGATACCAACGCCTAGTGGTCTACGATTCATTGTTGATCGATATGCAGCTTCAATTGGATAATCTTGGTAATCTAATAACGCATCAAGTGCTCTTACTGATAACGTACAATACTTTTCAAACTCAGATGGATCATTAATAAGACCCCAGTTGATTGCTGATAGAGTACATAGACTAATTTCACCATTAGGATCATCAGCTGATTGTAATGGTTTAGTTGGTAAATCGATTTCGCAACAAAGATTACTCATACGAATAGGAGCAACCTTTGGATGAAATGCGCCATGCTCGTTTGCATGATCAACATTCATCACATAGATTCTACCAGTATCTTTACGTTCACTTAAAAGACTTTGGAATACATCAAGTGCAGGCATAGTCTTTTTACGAATAGAAGTCTTTCTTTCATACTCTTCATATATAGCTTTAAACTTATCTTGATCTGAAAAGAATGATTCATATAGACCAGGAACATCATGTGGATCAAAGAACGTAATGTTACCACCAGTTAATAAACGCTCATACATAAGTTTATTCATTTGGAATGTGTAATCCATATGACGTACACGATTCTCTTCAGTACCTTTATTATTCTTTAATACAACTAAGTCTTCAAACTCATAATGCCATAATGGTAAGTATACCGTAGCGGCTCCACCTCGGACACCGCCTTGGCTACATGACTTAACAGCAGACTGAAAATATTTTAAAAATGGAATGAGACCTGTATGTACAATAGAACCATCACCTACACTTGCTCCGGCAGCTCGAATAGAACCAGCACCGATACCGATACCAGCTTTCTTAGAGATATATTTTACAATACTTGTTGAAGTCGCATTAATAGAATCGAGACTATCGCCGGATTCGATAAGAACACAACTGGAAAATTGCCGAGTGGAAGTTCGGACTCCAGCCATAATAGGTGTAGGGAGTGAAATATAGAACTGAGAAATTGCATCATAATAATCCTTAACGTATTTTATTCTTGTTGATTGATCATACTCACTAAATAGAGTCATAGACACCATCATATAAAGCATTTGTGGTGACTCAAATAATTCACCAGTACGTCTGTTTTGTACTAGATATTTACCACGGAATTGTTCCATACCAGCATACGTAAAATCATTATCTCTGTTATGTTTAATATAGAGATTTAGATCATCGAATTCTTCAACGTTATACTTATCTAAGATGCCGGCATCATATACATCATGTTTAACGTTATCTTTAACAAGTTTATATAAAGAGCAAGGTTCGTATTTACCATAGACTTCTTTACGAATCTTATAGTTAATTAATCGAGCTGCTACGTATTGATAGTTTGGAGTTGATTCAGTGATATGTTCAGCAGCACTCTTAATAAGAAGCTCATGAATGTCATATGCTGGAATATTGTTATATAGTTGTATGTTTGCTTTGAGTTCTATCTCAGATACGGAGACACCAGTAATGCCTTCGGTTGCCCATTCGAGTACTTGGTGTACCTTTTCTAGGTCAAATGGCTGAGTATAGCCATCTCTTTTAGTAACGTTAAAAGACATAAGTTAATCCTGTTAATAAATTAGAAGGTATATTATATCATACCAGGGGTCAAAAGTAAACAGTTATTTTACTTTCTTTTCAAGTTCTTCAAGTCGTGCGAGGATCAAGGGATATTGTTTACGAAACTTAGAATCTTTCTTTGCAAGTTCTAAATCGTATTTGTCAGCCAGATACTGCATAGTATTGTTGACATACTGCTGAAACCAGATTCCAAGCTTAGTGCCTTGGAACCAGTTATAGAATGAGCTACCGATTACTGACGATAACATTGACTTAAGCGCAAGAATGGTTAACCACGACATTTATCAATTTCCTCTTTATTTTTATCCACTAGATATATATAACCATCCATACCGTGATCTGTTAATCCATCAAAGAATTTTAACTTAGCCCAAGATGAGATTAAACCTTTAAAGAGATCAGCAAAGTCTTGCCAAAATGTATTACCTAACACTAATGATTCTTTACTGCTGAAGTACATCTCACAACCATCATGTTTAAAACCAAGGATAGAAGGTGGTACTTTAGCGACTAGATCATTGTTATTTACAAAGCGATAATGAGGAACACAACATGTATTAACAAACTGTTTACCACCAACACGAGGAGAACCAAACGTAAACAAACCTCTAGCTAATGTATAACGAGATGCTGCAATGGTTGCCATTGCTCCACCAAGAGAATGACCACAAAAATATACATCACGAGGAATAGCAAGTTTACCATTATGGTTTAATACCTTAACGACTTCTTCCCATAGCTCATCAACTTCATCTTTAAAGCCACCATGAACCATACCAGCAGATTCAGATTTTTCTTTAAACATATTTAGATCAGCTTTAAGATCGTTTAATTGATTCGGTTGAGTACCACGAAAAGCAATCCATAATTGACTATCTAGCTTAGTAATTAAACATTCAGCACTATTGATTGAAATAAGCTTTGATGTAGCTTTCTTATAGATTTCTGTGCTAATTAATTTATTTCTGCTTTCAGCATCATCCATGTATGACCATGACGCTAAACGCGCTGCGACTGATGCTTTTTCACTAAGGGTTTTCGGGACTGCCATTTTCTTCTTCCTCTATAGTAGTTACTTTCTTATAGTAGACTACAACTTGTTTTAATTCTTTGACATAACGTTTAATCTCTTGAAGATTATATGCCATGAGTTCATAGTCACCTGGAGACATAGCGAAGAATACTAATGTGCTAGATTCCTTTTCAATACTCACAAGGAATTCATCTAAATTCTTTTCTGATACAACGTACCATTTTGGTTCTTTTAAATCAATCTTCCGTGGTAATACAGGCTGAGTAATTTTAATCTTTATTGGTACTGTTTTTATTGTTACCTCACGAGGAGGTTTAGTCATTAATGCGCAGCTACTCAGTAGTAGGACTGACATCAAAACTGCTGTCATTTTCAAGCGAGTCAAATACATCTTTGGTTGCTCCATTCACTCTTTTCTCAATTAAGCCAGGTTTTGCTGCGGCCAGTTTTGCAAGGTTATGTCTCTTAAATATATCTAAGTAACGATTCATCTCTGATTGAATCTCTTGATTCTTTAAAGATAATTCGTTTAGAGCTTCACCTTGTAACTCATAAGATTTTTGCATAGTATTGATTGCATCATCTTGAGTCTCAATCTTTAACTCATATGCTTTATTTAAATCACGTAGTTCAATCAATTGGTTTTGTGTGGTACTATAATAAAAATAACCAACAACACCAAACGACAATAATATTCCAATCAATACTTTACTGAGCATTTACTTAAGATTACCTAGTTTCATTAATTTAATAACTTCAGTCATATCGCTTTTCTTTATAGTAACCATTAATCCAAACTTACCTTGAAGTTGAATCTCACCACGGCCAATATCAACAACAGTGATACCACCTTTGCTTGTACCGATATCTTTACTCGCTTCTTGAATATCAGATTCTTTAACTTCTTGAGCATTCTTCTTTGCTTCTCGTGCAGCCTTCTTAGCTGTCATGCGCTCGACAAACTTACGGCCTTCTTTAGTGCGACCATCATATTGCTTTTTCTTTTTATCTTTATCGCCTAATGGTTGAGGCGTAATTGCGACAGCAGCAGTACCCATTTGTTCATGAGCAGCTTTTTGCCATTCTTCAAAAGTTCGAAAATTCATCGTTTTATATCTCCATTTGAAATATAGATTTCTTGTTGAGTCGGTATGTGTATTACTTTATAAATGTTCTTACCAAGGATATTAGAGCAAGGCATAGTCTTTTCATTAACATTTACTTTTGTATTCTTAAGTGCAATTGTATCACCCGTTGACAATGATAAAATATCTTCTGTTAGTGTATACGTACCACAGTTTAGACCTGTATCAGTTTCAAACCATTTGTTTTCATTAAAACATGTATCGGTAATCTTTTCACCAGTTGCTTCTTCCATAATAGCTTTAAGTTTAGATTCAGGTATGTCAGTATATTCTTTAATGAGAAACAATGCAGCGGCATATGATCCAATCTTATTTCCTGGTATTAATCTCTTTACGTTAAATACCAATCGATTGAATACAGTATAAGCTGATTTCTCTTCAGAAGTTTTAGCTTTCTTTAATAACTTACCGTTATTATCAATTAAACCTAATTCAAAAGCTTTGGTTTTATCCCATGATGTAGTTAATAATTTAAGAAACTTGAACGCATAAAATAGATCTGCGGTACGTGATAATATGCCTTCATTTAATTTTTGCATTATACGTTCCTTAATACCTTAATTATATTTTGATCCATGGTAATTTCAACCCTTTCTTTTATATCTAAATAGTTTAGAAAGACTAAAAATGGTTTAAGATAATGATAATGTTCTTCATCAACTTTAAACCATGTCATGCGATTAGCAGCTTCTATTCCAAATATGTTATATATGACTATAAGATGGTTAAGTATTAAACGTTCTTGCAAATCATTATGGACTTCATATCTCCTAAACAGTCGTTTGAGATATTTAAATCGTGCTAAGTCCTCTTTGAATTCTTCTACATCACAACACTCAGTATTATTATAGTTTTGCATTGCAAAGAATTCAAAATTCTTATTTGTAAGTTCGTCAAATACTTTCATCATATAGTATATATAGTTTTAGTTTTTAAAGTTTGCGCCTTTCTGCCGACCGAACTTCTCTTTACCAGTAAACTTAACAGCACCTTTCATAATCGATGCAACGTCTACTTTACCTTTTAAGATTGGATCAGTCTTTAGCATTTTCTCTAAGTCTTTAGGTTCACCTGCCATGGCAAAAAACCTATCATTAGAAGCTGCCACTACAGTCGTTTTATACTTTTCTGGGGCAGTAGCTCTAAAGGTTTGACCTGCTTTATTAAATAGTTCAATGGGAAATTTAAACACTATTGTTCTATATGAAGCAGGAGCTTCTTGTAAACTTAAAGATTCTCTTAGTTGAAAAAAGTTTTTCATTTTATTTACCTTGTGCTTTTTTTAGTTTATCGTATAACTTATCAAGATCTGCTTCAGCTTTTGATAATACTTTATTGTGTGCCTTATCTAGTTTTTTAAATTCGGCTTTATCAATATCGTTATCGTTATAAGCATCTTCAGTTGAGCTTATATCATTTCGAATTTGATCGATCTTAGTATTTGCAGCAGTGATGGCCTTTTGAATTTTATCTTCAACACCTTCTTTAACTTCGCCTTCTGCTTCGTAGTTAGCATCTATATAATCGAAGAATTCTTTCTTCTTACCATCTTCTAATTCAGCAGGAGATTTAACACCAAACTTCTTCATAGCAGCATCAAAGACTTTTCTATAAGCAGCTTGCTTAGCAGACATTTCAGCTTCGTCCATATCTTCTTCTTCAGCTAACTCATAACCTTTGGCCATGAATTTCTTAACGTCTGTCTTATTGATTACTTCAACCTTGCCATTCTTAACAACTAATACTTCAGTCTTAGGATCTTTAAGCTGACGAGCTTCATGGATAGCTAATGCTTCGTCATGAAGTGTTTCATTTTCTTCTGCAGTTAGATCAATCTTTTTAACAGCACCGTGCTTAGCTTGTACCTTTTTAACATTTTGATCTACTGATAAGTCAGCTGGACCAGCAACGTTTTCTTTTGGTGCTTCGTGGGTATAACCCTTAGCAGCAAGAGCTTTGTGCTCTGCTTCATCCTTAGCTACTTCTTTCTTTCCAGTCTTAGGATCGAACATATCGTGTGGATATTTCATTTCCATTTCTTTTACTGGTGCTTTACCTTCTAGGACATGTTGTACCGCTTGCGCTAGGTCCTGAGTTGCTTGATCATATAGTTTCATTTGTGTTCTCCTATTGCATTAAGTACATTCCGGTAACCCCACCGACGATGCCGGTAACAAGGATCCAGAATAATTTATTTATAACTGTAACAACGATTTCATTCGAAGTTACTTTTGTTTCGAGAGCTTCTAACCGCTCTACGATCTTTAATATTTGCACAGCTTGAGCTTCTCCGTATTTCGCTAACATTGTAATCTTTTCTTCTGCCCGTGCTATGGATATAATAGCCTCTGATAATGAATCGAGTTTGTTTTCGATTCGATCAAGGCGAGCATTTTGATCTGAGTGGTCTTTAGTTGGTGACATACTACTTAAGTTCCTTTTGTTGTTTAATCCAATCCTTTGCAGTTTTGTTTTGCAATGGACGTTTTAAAAATTTCTGTACCTGTTTATAGGCTTTGACCATTACGTCTTCCCCAGCATTATTGTTATCCACAACAATAAAATTATTCACTCCAAAATAGTTTTGAGCCTTACCTATATTATTTTGTACTCTATTCCATGAGTCAATTACTAAAGCCTTTGGAAGAGAACGTTGTCGTTGTTTGTTTCTCTCTAATGCCACCTCTAATGAAGTATTTACGAATACCATATATGTATCATATCCGAAACTTTTTAGCATTTCTGAACTAGTCTTTATATTTTTAAAATCTTTACCAGTACCATCAATAGCTAATCCTAAACGACCTTTCATGTATATTGATTGTCGTTTACCTGTCATTTGTTTTGCCTTGGTTCTTACAGCAGTATGTTTGCTGGTATAACCTTTTCTGAGATCAGGATCTAAATCATTCTTTTTCATACCAAGCTCGAATAAGTCATCAGAATTAATTGTCTTAAGACCACTTGACTTTGGTATTACATTAAAGGCAACGTATGACTTACCACTGCCAGGTCCGCCGGCCATATAGATCGCTTTAAAGATTCCAGGATCATTTACGCCTTCTGCTATAAACTCACTAAATCTAATCATTATTACTCGCTCTTGTATCGTGGATCTGCCCGGTATTGATATGGTGTTGTAACATCGTCTGCGCTTTTAAAACTTTTAGCTGACTTTTTAATG